ACGTTTGGTAGGGCTTTGTCTATATCTGCCATTTATATTCTCCGAGTTCTTTATGGTTGTAGCTTGTTTTATGGGAACATTCAAGCCTTGTGAGTCAGGTCCTTTAAGTGGTGGAATTTCTTTCCACTTTACATGTTGCATATTTATCACGAGAGTTTTATTCTTCACTAAACATACCTCTTTTGTTTCTATAATCATCAAAAGTTTCATAACCACTAATACCTAATGATAATGCTAATCCAGGTAAACCAAATGCTCTACTAGCTACTCTTAATGCACCTGGGCTAATTCCAAGTCTCATTGCTTTTGCAAGTCCAGGACTTTTTAAACCTTTTGTTACAAAATCACTTGCTTGTCCTGCAAATGCTGGACCTAAATAATTAAATGGATTAGTTGCAATTTCTCCTAACGAGTCTCCTTCTTGTACTTGTTCTGCTAAATACAAAGGTTCAGTTGCAAGTAATCCAAGTGGTGTAGCTGCTGCTGTTAAACCTCTACCTACAGTTTTTAATGCAGTCTTTGTAATTCCCGATGGTTTTTTTCCAAATCTTTTAGATCTCGCCGCTTCAATTGTAGATGGTGCAGTTGCTGCTGTACCTGCTACAGTTACCGCTCCTAATGTTGGTAGATAAGCATCTCCTATCGGTGCTTCTTCTACAGGTGTGTCATCTAACGATCCTGTTACCATATCAATTAACATATTCTTTTGTTGGTCTTCGTTAGATAAATAAGTTGTTGGGTCATCATTCATAAATGTTTTAACAACACCTGCTCCGGCAGCACCGACCGCGGCCAAGGCACCGAACTTGCCACCTTTTTTTGCAAGGTTTAAAAAACGAGACGCAGCACCTTTAGCCTGATTAATAACACCAGATTCTTCAGGAAGTTTATTTATGTCTTGCGAAAGTTTTACAGGATCATTATCAAATGCAAACTCCATTTGTGCTGAACAATTACTTCCAGCTGCAAAACCAATTCTACCACCTTCTTTTCTAAAAAGTTGACAAATATTTCCAGCATTTCGTGAAGCTAATTTTACCAATACTTCTTTTTGAGTAAGTGCTTCTTTTGGAAGTTGATAACCAAAACCTTTTTGTTTAACAACATCTGTCATCTGCTCACCAATAGTTCCCAATTCTGCAAAACGTTTTTTACCAAAAACTTCTTCAGGCATTCTTAAATCTAAACGAGCCGCTTTTATTTTGTGCTTTGCTTCAAATGCTGCAGCTTTATTTTTATTAAAATCTTTTACATAATCTATAGCTTGTTTTGAATCTGATCCAAACTCATTTATAATTCCTGTAAGTTCTGTAGAAGCTCTTGATAAAGCTCCTTGATATGCAGCACCGGGACCTCCGTTTACCGCTTTTGTTAAATATCTTGAAAAAACTGAGTAAGGAGCTACTTGTTGTTTACCTCCAATACTTGTTCCAACAAACTCATCTACTTCATAATTTTTAAAATTTTTAATTCCTGAATTTTTAAGCGCTTGTCTTAGTTTATCTTGATATGTTTTAAAACTTCCTTCTTTATTTCCTAATTGTTGATCTATTTCTGTTCTAGCAAATTTATATGCTGCAGCGTGTAAAGGATTTCCCCATTTAGCATTTTCAAATTCTTTAATTAGTCTTTTGTGTAAAGGTATATCTTTTTTAATAGTTGTTCCTAAAAACTCATCACCTTTAGAACCTCTTGCAATATATAAAATACCATCAGCTACTTTTTGATCAGTTAAGTCTAATTTAGGAAATAATTTTTTTGCTTTATCTAAAAAATCTGGATCGGTTAATTTATCGTTTCTTAACATTTTCATAAACGGTTTACTGTTTAGAAACGCATTAACTCTTTCCTGCATTACGGGTAAAATTGTAGAAGACCTGTTTGCTTTTTTAAAAGCTTCTATTGCAGCTGCAGTTGGTTTTTTATAAAATCCTTCGTTTTGACCTGTTATGGGTCTATATATTCTTTTAACGTCTCCTAATATATCTTGAAACAGTCTGTATCTTACACTTGGTTTTCCTGTTGGACCGGCTGTGTCAGATTTAGCAATGGCTCTTAAATAATCGTTGTCTACATCTAGTAATTTAGCTAGCTCTTTTCTTCTTATAAGACCTTTACTTTCTTTTAAAAATTTATCAATTTTAGGTATTACCTCGTCATAAAATCTATATCTTTGTTGTTTATTTATATCTGTCCATTTTTTGGCGCCGTTTTGTTTTATAAACTCATCAATAAATGGTTGTAAATATTTTTTAGATGGTCGTATTGATAAATCTCTTCTAGCCATTAGACCTCCAGGATCTTAGCTAGTCCGCCTCTGGCAAAATCCATACCTAATCTTTTTTTAATTTCTATTATTCCATCAGGGAATTGATCTGGATTTTTTAAGACTTGGTTTAGCATTTTAAAGTATTCTGTTTTTTCCGGACCAACCATAGTTCTGTCCATTGCAAGTTCTCTAAATAATCTTGAAATATCTTCTGCCTCTAAACCATACTCACGCAATGCTCCGTAACCCATTTGTGTGCCTTCATCCACAGATTTATTTATGTTTGCAATTTTTTTTGAAAGACCAAAAGCTTTACCAGCAAGTTTTCCAAATCTTAAACCTACACGTCCACCATCTGCTTTCTCATCTATAAATCTTGCAGTAAATCTGTCAAATCTTGGATTGTCGGGTTTTAATCCTGAAGCATCTTCTACTTTTTCTAAAACTCTTTTAGTAAAAATTAAAATTTCTTCGTTAGATGCACCCGATGGAATCATTTCTGCAATTCTTGGGCCAAAGTATTTTTCAACTAATATAATTGGATCTCCACCAATTCCACCACCACCTTCAGTAATGTATCGAACATCCTCTGCAGATATAATATCATTTAAATTTGTTTTACCGAATGAAGCTGTGCCTACATCCGTTTGATCTTTTTTTAAAGCTTCTACTAAAAATTCTCTAGCTGATGCACGTTTACTTGGTATATCACCTCTGTTAGTAACTATGTTTTCAAACTGTTTACCTAATCCAGCTTCTTGTGCTTCTAAATTTTTAATTGTTGTTTCAGCATTTTGAAATGGTGCTGCAATATCTTCTGCACCGCCACGTGAACCTGGAGGTGGTAGATCATCAAGTTGTTTAACCACATCATCACTTGTTGATATAATTCCTGACTCCATTGCTTTTATTGTGTCATTGGGATTGCTTGGATCTAATCCTGCTTTTATCATAGCTTCGGAATCTTTGTTAGCTATATTACTTGCTTCATCTAATCCTTCCATAGCATCATCATAATTAGAATCAAAGTTTCTTCTTCTAGCTTCTTTAAGATCATCGCTAAGATTTGCCCATTCTTTTCTAGTATAAAGACCACTATCAATAATTTGGTCATCTAAATTTTTAACATATTCTGTGCTGTATATGTTTGGTCCTCCTTCTCTTACACTACGCATTGGTAAAATAGTTTCTGAAGCCATTACACCTTCATCGGTCATGTAATCACCTTTAGCTCTTAAAGCACCTAGACCTTCTGCATCTAAGTTCCTGGTCCTTGTTGCCAGATCAGTGATGTTGGTAACAGGTGCTGGCATATAAAACTCTTTCATCTTATTAAGATTAGTTAAGAGATTAGTTGCTTGAATATCGTTTAGTTTATTCGCAGTTGCAAAGCCGACAGCGTTTTTAGCTTCATCGATTGCTTTACTTTGAGATAAGACTCCTAGAGCCTCGGTATTTAAATTTTTATCTAAGAATGGTTCTACGTTGTCACCAACACCTAAGAAGCTGACATTGGTTCGGGAACCAAGGACATCGGATATATTTCCGCCTAATTCTCTAAATGTTTTTATAATTAAATCAATAGTCTGTTTCTTAGCCATAATACTTCACGTGTCCTCTTACAATTGGCTCTTCTTTATAGTCTTCAGGATGTCGAACCAAACCACCCTGTCTAATCCTCATAATGGCTTGTGTTGTGCTATCCACATAGTCATCATGTTCTCCAAATGGGAAAGACGCACACTCCTCAATCACTTCTTGTGCAAAGTGTTCATGCATCGGTGCCCAAATTTTGCCACTTTCAAAAAGCGGAGCAACGGCGTTTAATCTTGTATGTTTATCATTTCCTTTTGAGGGTGTAAAGTTAATAACCGGTATATCCATTTGCCTCAACTCGTGGGTCAAAGGCAGTCCTGTGGCTTTCGCCTCAATAATTACCATGTCAGGTTGCCAGTCTCTATACTCCTCAAGGGCTACACGCCGGAGTTCTGGAAAATCATATCTACCTTTAAATGCATTAAGTAAGATTATGCTTTGTCCCTGGTCCTCGGTTGTAAAAACCCCCCACGTGGTTATTGCGCTATAGTCAGCAGTTGTCTTTTTAGAGAATGCAGTATCATAGCTTTGCACAATATAATCTAATCGTGGTGGGTATTTTTCAGTCCAGTCTTGCCACCATTCTCGTTTTAAGATAGCTCCTTCTTCAGCTGTTGGCTGCTGCATGTATTGTGCTAGCCAGTTACTAACTGGTATAGATGCTTTAGTCTTAAGTAATTCTTGTGATGTCCAGTATTCAGGCCACACGGGTTTTCCATCGGGGAGCAGGGCTGGTAATTCAACAACCTCCCACTGATCAGATCCTTCTTCAGATTGTGCTTTT